GAAGTCCGGTGCTGACACTGGAAACGCGCCAAAAATGATGGATGCCGAGCACGAGTTCTCATCTTTGGTGTCCATTGAGATCAATGGGCTGCGAAAGATGGGTTTTGAACACCATCCTTAGCAAAGTGAGATTTCTTCACTTTGCTTCTGGCAGTCAGCGCGGCGATGTACCGACGTGTTTCTGGCAGCTTGAGCCAGTCAACGGGGCGCTTCCCAAAGCTGGCTGCTGCCTGTGTTGCGTTAAACCAACCGGCATCGTCGAACGCCATGGGCGCACCTTGGTAGTCGGCCATGACCACAACCCCGCTCACTGCTGTGCTCCTTGGGGTTGTTGCTCGCGCGCCAAGCTTTCTTCGAGGCGTACCACCACCTCGTTGTTGAGGCTGCGGCGGTTGTCGATAGCCTTGTGCTTGAGCGCGTCTTTCAATTCCCGCTGCAGGCGGATCACCAAGTGCGGGGCCTGTCTGTTACCTTCCATTGGTCGTTCCTTAATGGACTACCGTAGTCCATTGCGTTGACTATAGACTACCGTGGTTCATCGCGCAAATACCCACGAAATAGTATGGTTATTGCACCACTGTGATCTATGATCCCTCTATGAGCCGTACCGACCCTCAGATGAAGATCAGGCTGTCCGCTGAGTTGAAGGCGAGCATCGAACAAGCCTCAGCAGCCAACAACCGCACGATGAACGCTGAGATCGCTCACCGATTGGAGCGATCGTTCTCGATGCCAGACCTCAGCGGTCACATCCGTAGCCTTAGTAGATACGGCGTGCAGCAACCGAGAGACATCATTGGAACGATCGTGGAGTTGCAGCGAGCTCTTGGCAAGGCGCATGCTCTCGCGGATTCACTCAACCTGTTCGAGCCTGTTGCAAAGGCCAATATGGAAGCCGAGGAGGCAAGCGAGTCAGATGGGACTGGAACTGTCTCCTGAAGGTCGGGCAGCCCCGGCTGGCGCTGTCGTGACGCCACCATGTGGCCATGTACGCCATCGCCACGCCGACGAGCCAGCGCTTTAAGCCGATCACGTTCATCCTGATGGATGGCGGGACGATTGCGTCGGTGGTGACGCTGCCGATCCGCCCGGAAGACCTGACGCGCACTGAGCCGTCGCGGGCCACGGTGCATCAAACTCCTGGCCGGGGCGTCACTGGCTGGCTCGACAACCTCGGCCCCGGGATACCGACCGTCACCCTGTCCGGCCACACCGGGTGGCGGTACACGGCGGGCGCCGAGGGGGGCGTCCTGGATGGCTTCGACTCCTTCGACGCCCTCAACCAGCTGGTGGCGTTCGACTACCACTTGGCGAAGCAAAACGCCATCGATGACGGTGTGGATCCTGCCGAGGTGAAGCTGCTGTTCGCAGACACGGTCGATAACTTCATCTGGTCGGTGGTGCCCACGCAGTTCGTGTTGCGCCGCTCGCGCTCGCGCCCGCTGCTCTACCAGTACAACATCACGCTGCAGGCCATCGAGACGGACATTGACTGGCAAGCCCCGCAAGCGCCGACAAATGGGAATGCGGTCGCCGGGCAGGCCAGCGTGGCCGGTTCGGTCGATACGCTGCAATCCATGGTCGACGGCGGGGTCGGTGGCCCGTTGGGCTCACTCGGCTCTCTGGCGGGCGATTTGGCGCAAAACGCCGCCGGTGCTGAAGCTAGCGGCGCGGCGGCCCTGGCGCGAGACATCGCAAATGCCGGGATCAACGCCTTTGGCTCACTGCTGAACATTGCGGCGGCTGGGATCGACCTGCAGGCGGACGCGCTGGGCAAGCTGTCGGCGCTGCTGAACATCGCGTGCGTGTTCTCCAACTCGCTGAGCCCGGCGCAGACCTACGAGAACTATTCGAGCCTGTACGGTGCGTCCAACTGCTCGAGCACCACGGGGGGCAGCCTACCGAGCCCGCTGGCCGGACAGAACGTGTTCGCCCTGATGGTTGATGACGGCTCGCGGCCAGTGTCCCTGACCAGCGGCGCCGTGGCCGGGATACAGGCGCTGGTCAGCTCCGACCCGGTGCTGGCACCGCTGTCCGGGCAAGAGGCGGAGCGCTACATTGACCAGATCGTTTCGGGGGTCAACCTGTGACCGTCTTTACCCGCGCCCTCCCCTCGTACCGCGTCGTCGCAATCGACCACGACGACACGCTGCAGTCCATCGCCGGGCGGGAACTCGGCGACGCGAACCGTTGGGTTGAACTGGCCTGGATCAACAGCCTAGTCTGGCCCTACATCACCCGTGATCCGCGCCGCGCTGGCCCCACTGTGCTGCTGGCCGGAGCATTCATCAAAGTGCCTGCGCCTAAGGGGACGTATTCGGGCACGCAAGAAACCGGGCAGGTCTTTGAGCGCGACTGCGCCATGCAAAACCGCCTGCTGGCCGACGACGGCGCGGGAGACTTCGCCGTGGTGGCCGGGTCGAAGAACCTGGTACAGCAACTGCAGCACCGCCTTTCCACGCCCAGGGGACAGGCTCGGCGCCATCCGCTCTACGGCTCGCTGATGTACCGGCTGATCGGCACGCTGGCCACGCCAGTGGCAAACCTGCTGTCCGAGAAGTACGCCGAGGCGGCGATCCAGGCGGACTACCGCGTCAACGCCATCACCAACATCCAGGCCGCGATCGTTGGCGATGACGTGAACGTCACCGCCAGAGCGGAAACCATCGCCGGTGGGCCTGTTGACATCAAGATCGGGCAGCAATCATGAACGGATTCCAGATCAAGGACTTCAAGTCCGTCACCGCAGGCATCATCAATCGCGCCCGCTCGGTCACGCAAAAAATCACCGACTACGCGCCGGGCAGCGTTGCGCGCACGCTCATGGAAGCCCCGGCGGCGGAAATGGAGGAGCTGTACCTGCAGATGCTCCTTGGGTTGCGCGACGCCATTCCCGTGGCAACCTACCTCAGCTTCGATTTCGGCAAGCTGCCGCCATCGCGGGCGACCGGCTTCGTCGCCATCGCTCTCGATCCGGTGCCAGAAAGCGACACCACGATCAGCGCCGGAGCCGTGTTCAGATCCAGCGATGGCCGCGAGTACCGCTCCACCGAGGACGTGGCGTGGCCAGCGGGCGCCGAATCCATCCGCGTGCCGGTGGAATCGACCGCCGTGGGTTCGGCGGGAAACATTGCCGCTGGGGCGATCAACTCCACCACCCTGAGCGACCGGCCGTATGCCATCAGCAACCCGGCCGTCACTTCCGGGCGGGACGTGGAAACCGACGCGGAGCAAAAGGCCCGCTTTGCCGGATTCATCCAGTCGCTGTCGCGCGGCACCATGGTGGGGTGCCGGTTTGCCGTGGCGTCGGCCATGCTTCAAGACGCCGACGGCAACGTCTCAGAGTACGTCACCCGCATCGGCGAGTTGGAGGCGCCTGGCTACGTGCGCTACTGGGTCTACTCGAACCATGGGATTCCGTCGCCTGAACTGCTGGGCCTGGCGCAGCGCATGCTCGATGGCTGGCGCAACGCCGACGGCTCCATCGTCCAAGGCTACCGGCCGGCTGGCGTCCGCGTGGACGCGTTGCCGATGGAAGAACGCGAACTGCCGATGTCGATCCAGGTCAGCATGTACCCCGGCTACGACTTGGACGCAGCGACCAAGCAGCGTATCACCGACGTGTTCGAGACGGAGATTCGCGCCGTACCGGCCGGTGGCTCGGTGTTCCTCAAGAAGCTGGTAGAGAAGATGCTGGCCGTCAACGGTGTGCGCCTGATCGTGCCGGATCGCACCGAGAACATCTACTGCGCGGCCAGCGAGGCGCTGATTCCCGGCCAGTTGGGGATTGAGCCGCTATGACCCTGATTCCGATCAGCGCCAATTACGGGATCCTCAAGGCCAACGATAACCACGATGCCTTGGGGCGGTTCGCGCCTAGCCCCGGATCCAAACGCCGGACGCAGGGCTTCGATTGGGATCACGGCCAGCGGCCCGGCCTGTTCGGGTTGCCGGACATTGCGGTCACCTCGTTCCGCGGCGACGAGTTCGGTGCCGACCGTAAAGCCATCCGCGTCGGCGCAATGGCACACCTGAATGAGATTCGCAGGGGCGATACGCCGCTGGTCAACCGGGACACAGGTTGGACGCTGGCGGTTGGCAATAAGGACTGGGAAAAAATTGCCAAAAACACACGGCAATCCACCGAGAGTTTGCAGGCAATCGCTGGGCTTTCCAGCTTGGTGGAACGTGCTGTGCTGGCTGAATCACATCTCGATGTTGAGCACCAGAATACAGACGTTCAGGGCGTTCACCGCCTGTATGCGCCCGTGGGGATCGGTGGTAAGTTGTACCGCGTCAAGCTGACTGTGCGCGATTACAACGGCGCTGACAGTGGCGCCAAAACCAACCTGCACGCGCTTCAGGCGATAGAAATAGAAAGCGCCCCGCTGGGAACGTTCTGGATCAGTCAGGGTGCAAACCCGTCACAAACCAGTCAACCAACCACGGAGCGCACTCTCAGTGTACTCGCCCTGCTCCAAGGAAGCAAGCGCGAGGACGGCACGCCTTGGGATAGCGGCGAGCAGCCCCTCACAAAGGCCGTTCTCATGATCTGGTTGGGAGCACGCCCATGAGATCCCACGTTTTCAAGCGCCTGCTAGCGTACCCGCACGCGGCGGTCTTTGACAAAGCGCCCGACGACTCGCTGGCCTTTCGCCTGCGCCATCCTGACGGAGCGCGCTGGAAGATTGACGATGGCTGGATGGACGCCTGGGCGGGCGACGCCCGGCACACCTACGATCTGAGCGCCGGCTCGGTGGCCATGCTCGTGGCCGCCCTGGGCGCCGACGGGTTCGAGGTGCTCCAAACAAACGCCAGATTCAACGGCCTGTCGGCCATGGTGCTGGTGGACGGTGCGGGCGACCAGGGGCAAAGCAATGGCGATCACGTCACGGCGTTCACGTCGCTGCTCTGGGTGCTGTTCTCGGGCTATGCGGCCGAGTTGGACGTCATCCACTACCAGATCCGGCAGGCGCTGTTGCAGATGGTGCTCACGACCGCCGACGGAGAATGGCTCGACCTGTGGGGCGAGCTGTACGGCGTGGCCCGCCTTCAATACGAGACGGACGTCGCCTACCGCTTGCGCATCCCGGCGGAAGCGTTTCGTCTGCGCGTCAACGCCTTGGCAATCGAAAAAGCCATTTTGGACATCACCGGCAAGGTGGTTCGGATCCTAGAGCCGTGGACGACGGTGTTCGTGCTGGATGACAGCGAACTGGATGGCGACGAAAAAACCCAGGACTCGACCCACGTCGGTTACTTCTTCATCCAGCCGGAATCTGGCGTCTCCATCGACTGGTCGGACGTGCTGCCCGTCATCGAGCGCAATCGCCCGGCTGGCGTGCTGATGCTGCCGCCACAGGTGCGCAACTCGGCATGGATCGTTGTCGACCCGGTGTATGGGGCGTCCGGGTTCTCCATCCAGCGCCGCCATGTGGGCAACGCGACCACCGAAGATCTGGCGCTGCTTGACTACATGAACATCGAGGATGTTTCGACGCTGAACTGCCCGTTCATGCTCAAGCGCAGCATCCGCCACTTGGGCCTGAACGTCACGCCACCATCCGCGCCGTGGGCCGCAACGCCGTGGGTATCCGACGACTGGTCGTTCATCAAGTACACCTACAGCCTGAGGCATGAATCGCGGCAGTCGTGACACCACCATAGGTGGCATGGCAACGCAACTTACCGGAATCCTTCCCCTCAGTGGACGCGTGGCAATCGCGGATGCCATTTCCCGTCGCCCGCTCCATTTCGTGTGGGGGCTAGGAGACGGGAAATGGCTTGACGATGTCCCGCCGGCAGACATTGATGCGGTTGGCCTGATGAACGAGGCCGGGCGGCGCATCATCTCCGAGTGGAAGTTCGCTATCCCGGACGACGGCGGTTCCATCATCACTGTCCAAGACCCTGGTTCCCCGCCCAGCAAGGGCCGGTTCAGCCTGTCTCCGGGCAACGCGCCGACCAACCACCTCTACGTCAACTGCCAATTCGATTTTGACGATGGCGTTGGCTTGGTGATCCGCGAGGCGGCCGTGGTCACCAATACCGAAACCGTTGAGGGCCTGCCTGCCGGGCAGCGGTACTTCACACCCGGCCAAATCGCGGCCCCCGGCTTCCTGCTCTACGTCCAGAACCTCACGCCCATTTTTCGGAGTTCTCAGACGCAGGAGTACTTCGAGACCGTCATCACGTTCTGACCATGGCCTCACAAATCTACAACCGCTTCGATCCAGCCAAGGGCTATGCGAACCATCGGTTCGTTCCTGGCCGCCCCATGCAGTCTGCGGAGCTCAATGAAATCCAGAGCAAGGCCGCCTGGGCGTTGCGCGGCATTGCCGACACCATCCTGAGCGACGGCAACGTGATCCGCGACGCCAACATCGTGGTGGATTCGGCCACTGGCGTCACGCAGTGCCATGCCGGCGCGGTGTACCTCGCTGGCGAAGTGCGCGGGGTTAAGCCCGCCATCCTGACGCTGTCTACCGTGGGCACCGTGGCCGTGGGCCTGCGACTTGTTGAAACCATCGTCACGGCGCTGGAAGACCCAGATCTGCTCGACCCGGCGGTCGACACGCGCGCCTACAACAAGGAAGGCGCCGAGCGCACCCAAGTCGTGGCCGAGTGGGGTTGGAGCGGGGATGGCCTGGGCGGAGACTTCTTCCCGATCTACACCGTGACCGACGGTGTCCTGAATGCCAAATCCCCCCCCCCGCAACTGGATGCGATCACCCAGGCTATTGCGAGGTACGACCGCGACAGCACTGGGAGCAGCTACATCGTGCGCGGTCTGGACGTGCTGCGCCTGGCCGACACGCCGGACGGGCGGCAGGTGTACTCGGTCGCCGCTGGCAGAGCCTACGTGAACGGATTCGCGGTTGAGACGGCAACGTCGTTGCGCCTGGTACGTGACGCGCTGCCCGTGACGCGCTTCATCTCCAACGAGCCAACCCTGTCGACCACCGCCTCGGCGCAACGCATCAACGTCGCGCATGCGCCCATCGCCAACATCGCCAGCGTGAGCATCACGGCGGAAAAAACCGTCACGATGAACCGTGGCACCGTTGCCGGGACGGCTGATCCGTTGCCCGACGATTCCATCTTGGAGCTTCGTCTGGTCAAGCAGGGCGGCACCACGTACAGCCAGCCGGCGGATTACCGGCTCACGGCAGGCGCTGTGGACTGGTCGCCCACCGGAGCGGAGCCCGCGCCAGGCTCGTCCTACGACGTCACTTACCGCTACATCACCCCGGTGGCGCCGACCGCCGTGGACGAAACCGGGTTTACCGTCGCGGGCGCGGTGGTGGGCACCATCGTGCAAGTCAGCTACAACTACAAGATGCCAAGGGTTGACCGCCTGTGCGTCAACCAGAGCGGCGAGTTCTTGTGGCAAGAGGGCGCGTCCTCCGACTTCAACCCCGTGCGCCCTGCGGTGCCGAGCAACCTGCTGGCGCTGTGCCAGGTGTTGCAGTTCTGGAATGCGCAGACGCGGGTCGTCAATGACGGCTTGCGCGTTCTGAGCATGAGCGCGCTGGAGGGCATCAACGAGCGGGTCGACACCGTCGTTCAGCTGGTTGCCCAGCAGAAATTAGCGTCCGACGCTGCGCAGCGCGATGCGGCATCCAAAAAAGGCATGTTCACCGACCCCTTCCTGAGCGATGACCTGCGCGATGCCGGTGTTGAGCAGGATGCAGCCATCGTGCAGGGATTGCTGCTGCTGCCGATCGACGCCACGCCGCATACGCCGACGCTGGACCCTGCGGCGGCGCAAACCTGCGGCTACGAGTCGAAATTGGTACTAGAGCAGGGGTTGCGCACGAGCTCGATGCAGATCAATCCGTACTTGTCGTTCGGCGTGCTGCCAGCTGAATGCGAACTGTCTCCAGCCATCGACCGCTGGACTGAAACAGTGACCAACTGGACCAGCCCGGTCACAGAGACGTTCGGGCCGCAAGCCAGTTATCAAAGCGGCGGCTGGGGCAGCGCAACTGCCGTTGTGGAAGTAACCAGCACGCAACTTGTGCGCAGCACGTCGAGTGCCAGCCTGCTGGAATGCCTCCGGCCCATTGACATTGAGTTCACGCTACGCGGATTTGGCGCTGGCGAGGTTTTGGACGCTGTAACTTTTGATGGCATCTCGGTGGCCCCGGCTGCTGTCTGATAGGGGATCGACGTGACTCTTGTTGCTGACAGCAATGGCATTGTGAAGGGCAAGTTCACAATCCCGGAGAACATCCCAGCCGGAGCGAAAAACGTACTGTTTACTGGAGCCGGCGGCTCCACCGGAGGGGCGGTATTTTTTGGGCAAGGCGAACTCGACGAAATCACAAGTACGCTTGTAACGCAGCGCACAGGCACGGTTACGGGATTCATACAGAACGATATCCTGAGTTACGCTTGGTTTGTCAACTCCACCGACCCGATTGCCCAGACTTTCACGGTCAGAAACCAGATGCAGATCGACGCGGTTGATCTGTTCTTCACGGAAGTTGGCAATACTGACGTGGCTGTTGAAATCCGCGCGACGCAGGTCGGCTTTCCGACGCGTGAGACGCTGGCTTATACGCGCCTGAAGGCGTCAAGCATCACGCCGGGCGAGTGGACAAAATTCACGTTCGAGCAGCCGACGCGGCTCGACGCGGGTATTGAATACGCCATCGTCGTTCTGTGCAACGACCCGGTTTCCGAGTTGGCTGTTGCTGAATTGGGGAAGTTCGACCCCAACACACAGCAATGGGTCACGTCGCAGCCCTACACCGTGGGCGTACTGCTGTCCTCATCCAATGCATCGACCTGGACTGCGTACCAGGATCGTGATCTGGCCTTCCGGCTGTATGCGCGCCACTACACCCAGACCGATCGCGTCGTCGACATGGGCACCGTGACACTGGATGGCGCCACGGACTTGCTGCTGCGCACCATCATCGAAGTGCCAAGCGCTGGCACCTGGGGACAAATTGAAATCAGCCTGCCCGATGGCCGAGTCGTCGCGTCGGCAGATGGTCAGAACCTGAGGTTTACCGTGCCAATAACTGGCGACGTGAACGTTCAGGCGCGGCTCAGGGCCACTGAGTGGTCATCGGCGGCGTTGTACCCTGGGACGCAACTGATCGAAGGACACCAGCGTGACTCCGCGATCTACGTCTCCGATGCCATTGATGCCGACGCGGCCGGCTCCACGGTGCGCGTGATTTTCGATGCCGCCGTGCCCAGCGGCGCAACGATTGCGGCGCATGTGTCTGGGGTTGGCGCGGGTGATCCGTGGATTGCCATGAGCTCCGACGGGCCGCCGAAGTTGCTGGACGGGAATCTGGGGCTCTACGAGTACAGCTTCCGCGTGACCGCGATGGCGGCGGCGCGAGTACGTGGCCGGATCACGATCGCGGGCACGCCAGCCGCCCGCCCCTACGTGCGGAACTTCCGGCTGTTCACGATGTAAGGCGAGACGGTCATGCCATCAGTCAACGTTGACGACTACACCGCAAACCTCTGGCTGCCGTTGCCGAACCCGCTCAACCCGGCGAACGCGGACTGCGAGCGGATTGCGCAGGCGTTCCTGTTGATCGACGGATGGATAGCTAAGGGATGGGTTGTTCGTGAGTACAGCGACCTCGGGCAATTCCCCCTCGTCGGCGAGAAAAATATCATCTACTTCGCGCTTGATGTGGATCTGTTCTATCGCTGGGATGGGGAAAAATACATTCTTGTCGGGGCGCCCCGATCCAGCGACGAGGTGCCTGAGGGTGAAATCAATCTATACTTCACCGCTGCTCGCGCCAAGCAAATTGACGACAACCTGAAGACGCACGAAAACGCCCCAGTTGCACATACCAGGGCGCAGGTGGGCCTTTCCCAAGTCGATAACACCAGCGACTTAAACAAGCCCTTGAGCAATGCAACGGTTGATGCGCTGGCGCTCAAACAAGCGACACTGGTTTCGGGCGCCAACATCAAGACTGTGAACGGCAAGCCGCTGCTGGGTGCGGGCGACATGGACGTGAGCGGCGAGCCCAGCAGCGTGGTACTGCTGCGCGACGCGGGCGGCGCGCTGACCGGGCTGTGCGCTGAAATGAACGAATATGAGGCAGTCAATATAGACCCGTTGTTTTTTAACGCGGCAGTGTGGGCTGGGCTCGGTTTTTGCTCTGTAAAACAAATCGCTGATGGCGTTGTCGGCCCCAACGTTTTGTCAAGTACAAGCGCAAACAACGGCGTGGTTGCAGTTGGGTACCAATTTCCTGTCGACGTTAACAAAACATATTTGTTTGAAGCCTGGATCAGGGCGCTGGCGAAGACGGACGGTTATGCTTTTGCCATCGTCCGGTGCTTTGACTCAAGCGGACAGTTTATTACTATTGCTGGCACTGGCTGGCCCAGCACCAATCCGGCAAGCGGCAATTGTTATTTCCCAAGCATTTCGACAGTACCGCAAACAACGTGGACTCGACATGCCTTGACTGTCGGCCCGAACGGCGCAGCCAAATTTCCGACTGGGACGGTAAAGTGCGCGCTTGGGATGTACATGAACTATAAGGCAACCACGAACGTAGAGACTCAAGTGAACATGTTCCGTGTCTCTGAAATTGACAAGATCCCGAGCACGCTGTCCACCACCATCACCCGCACTGCCGACAGCATCAGCAAAATCAGCTCGATCCGCGACGGCGAAACCAGCACGGTCACGCTGAACCGCGACGGGACTGGAAAACTCACCGGCGTTACTTCGGTTAAAGGGGTATGAAATGCAAGAGTTGATTCCTGTTGTGCTGGATGTGGTCGAGAAAACGCAGGCTTTGGTTTCTCCGTTGCAGGCCGCGATTGAAAATGGCAACAAGCGCTACTCTCGGAGGTTTGACTTTATTACCTCGGCGAAAACGTGGACCGCAGTGCGCAACGGTTACTTGGTGATCCGTGTGTGCGGCGCTGGGGGATCGGGCGCGGCGGGGAGTGCAGCGAACGTAGCGAGTAGCGGTGCTGGGGGTAACGGGGGTACTGTGGGTGCGAAGAGCATCCCGATGAAAGCGGGGGATGCGTTTACTTTTGTCGTACCCGCCAGCGGTACAGCGCTGACTGTGACTGGGCCGGGGGTGTCGATCAGCGTTCCCTCGGGTCGATCTGCAACGGGCTCGGCGGTGCCAGCAGCTAACGCTGTTCCGACTGGGTTGGACTGGTATGTCCTTGGGGGGCTTGGCGGGGCGGGCGTTGACGGCCCGGCTATTGGGGGTGCAGCCGTCCGCGGCGGTGGCGGTGGCGGTGGAGCTGCGCCGTTGTTGGGTGTGGCGTACGCAGGCGGCGCTGGCTTTGGCAGTAGTAGTCTCTGCGGCGGCGGTGGCGGGGCGGGCGTGGGGGGCGTGGGCGGGGCCGGTTTGAATGGACGGGGCGGTGGCGGTGGCGGCGCGGGTGGCGCGGGTATGGTGTGGGATGGGGGTGCGACACCGAACAGTGGCTCGCCGGCGGTTATCCCGGTGTCATCGTTGTTGCTGCTAGAGGTGATGGGCGCCGGGGGCAATGGCGCGGACCCCGGCGGCGCCGACACGAACGCTAGGAACGCAACAGGGCCTGGCGCCGGAGGCGGCGGAGGTTACAGCGGGGGTATGGCAGGGGCGGCTGTGCTTAACGGAGGTATCGCGGGTATTGGCGGCGGCGGCGGCGGCGGTGGGGGCCCTACGTCGGGGGCGGCGGGTTGCGGAGGATCTGGCGGTATTGGCGGCGGTGGAGGGGGCAACGGGGGTAATACCGCTGTCCCTCCTGTTGCTACCCCCGGGCCCGGTGTTGGGGGTCAAGGCGCAGTCGCGCTTGAAATTTACGAGGAGTTTTGATATGCCGGTTTATGACACCCCAGCCGGCCGCATCGTTGCTGACGATGCTTTTGTGCAGGACAACTGGCCGGATCAGTGGGCGCGAGTTGAAACTGAACTTCCGCAGGAATCTGCGCCCCGGCGTATTACCCGTCTTGCGTTGCGCAACCGCTTCACGGCCGCCGAGAAAGTGGTAATGGAGCTGGCGGCGCTCGACGATCCTGTGGCGCCCATGGCGCAGCGTCAGCAGGCCGCGATGTTGCGGGTGTACATGGACGACCTGAAAACTGCGGCATTCATTGATCTGAGCGACCCCGGCACTCGCGCGGGGGTGCAGACGCTGGAAGCAGTGGGGCTGATCGGGTCTGGCCGAGCGCTGGAAGTGCTGGATGCGCCTGTGCAGCCGGAGGAGATGCCGTGAAGCTGGCCTTCTTCGTCGGCACCAGCGCGGGCGTGCTGGCTGGTTTGAGCGACCGCTTGGTGCGGCTTCGCCTGCGCAGTCATGTGAGCCACTGCGAGTTGGTGTTCGTGCCTGGCGACGGAGTCGATGCGCTGATGCCCGACGGGTCGTGCGCGCTGGATGCCGGCGGCGCGGCTTGGTGCGCCAGCGCCTCGGGGTTTGACGAGATGGCGAGTTGGAGCCGGCGCCGTCCCGGTTGCCGCGGCGGCGTGCGGTTCAAGCGCATCGACCTGCGCAACACAGCCGACTGGCTCATTGTCGACCTGCCGTGGCTGACGCCCGCGCGCAAGCTGTCGGCGGCGCGGTGGTTCTGTGAGCACGAGGGCGAGCTCTACGACTGGCGTGGCGTGTTCGGCTTTCTTGCATGGCCGATCTCCGGAAAAGATGGCCGCTGGACGTGCCACGAGGCGTGCTGCGCCGCTTTGGGCGTGACTGGGGGCGACCGGCTTGATCCGGCCGCGCTGTGCGAACTGGCGCTGTATGCGCGTAACTCCATGCGGGAACAACACTACAGGCGTGTTCAGACGGAGGCGGCATCATGAAAACCGCCAGCGTTCCCGAGCCGAGTTGGCAACGTCGCGCTCTCTATGCCTTCGGCGCCGTTATGGTCGCCGTGGACATGATCGTGACCGCGACGATGGTCGCATGGGAGCCGCACTCGAGCACGTTCATTGCCGCCGAGTTGACTGGCGTGCGCAACTGGATGCCGCCGCTGTTTCTGCTGTGTGCGCTCGGGATGGTGCCGTTCATGCTGGCGCAGGCCAGACCGGCGCAAGCGCCGCACTGGACGTGCCAGTTGCTGTGCGCCTCGTGCTTCCTGGCCGCCCTGCTGTGGATCGGGACGGACTTTGCGGCGCGGCACGCCAATCTGTCCGCGTTGCGGTTGATGTGCTTGATGCAAGCGGCTTGCGCCATTGCCCTGATGTTCCTGGTGGCGGCTGGCTACAACGCGCTGCGGCGCACGCAATGCGGCCTCGATGGCATGCATGCGGGCAAATCAAACCGGGTTCCGCTGGCGAAGTCGTGACCCAACACTCGGCACATGCTGCTGCCGAGCCTCGCCCCATCCGTCCCGCGCCTGCTCAAGAAAATGACGTTGACCGCGCATGCCCGGGCGCTGATCTTGTTCGCCTGGCTAACCGCGTTGTCGTGGAGCCTGCCAGCGGCGGCGCAGGCCCTGGCGCCAAGCCTGTCTGACGGCCTGAAAGCGTATGACTTCGAGTCCTTGCTGTGGAGCGTCCTGGTATCGACAGTAGGCGGGTTTGGGCGCACCGCGCTGACGCTGCTTTCCCCCAACGTTGTGGTGTTGGACGTGCTCAAGGAAACGTGGAAAGACCTGCTGATAGCAGCCTTGGCGGGCATGGTGGCCGACGTCATCTTGCAAGCCATGCAGTCAGTGGGGGTGAACCTCCCTGTTCCGCTGGTTGTGCTGATTCTGGCCGCGTGCGGCTGGGCGAGGATGAGCTTGTTTTTGTGGGCCGAGTCGAGCGCAAAAACATTGTCGGAGCGCGGAACCCAATGGGCGGCGGACAAGATTTCAAAACCCGCAAACACATCCAGCAAACAGCCGAATTTGGAACAGAACGCGCGCGAGACACATGCTGCGGCGCTGCGTGTCGATAACCCGGACGGAGGTGGCACATCGTGATGACGCTCTCGGAGCGGGGGCTCAACCTGATCAAGGAGTTCGAGGAATTCCGGGGAATGCCGTACCGCGACGCCGCCGGCATCCCGACCATCGGCTACGGGGCGACGTACTACCCGGATGGACAGGTTGTGCGCATGACCGACCCAGCGATCACTGAGCCCGAAGGTAGCCGGATGCTGGTGCTGATGGTGGCGCGCTACGCCGATGGCATCAGCCGCTATGTGCAGGTTCCGCTGATGCAGGAGCAGTTTGACGCGCTGGTGTCCTGGGCTTACAACGTGGGGTTGGAAGCGGCGCGCACCAGCACGCTGATGCGCGTGCTCAATGCCGGGGATTACGCGGCTGCCGCGGCGCAGTTTGAGCGCTGGAACCGCTCTGGCGGGCAAGTGCTGGGCGGGCTGACGCGGCGGCGCCGCAGGGAGAGGGATTTGTTTTTGAGCGGTACGGAAGCGGAGACGCTGGCATGACTATCTTGTCGTGGTTTTTTGACTTGCTTGGGTTTGGCGGCGGCATCTTCGCTGTGGTCGTCGGGATCGTGTTTTGGGTTTCTGGCCGTCAGATCAAGGGCTGGTGGGCGTTGCTGCTTGTGGCCGTGCTGGGCGTTCCGTTCGTCGGGATGGTTGTGCTCAAGGACTCGGAGCTGACACACCTCCAGGCGGCGTTTGAGAAGTACAAGCGCGAGCAGGCCGACCGTTATGCGGAACTTGAAAGCCAACGCGCCGATGCGCTGCAAACGGCACTGGACAACGAGACGCAGGTTGCGACGCTGGAGCGCGCGCTGCAAGAAACCATCTCCCACAATGCCCAGGAGGCACACGATGCCCAGGTTGAATACCGCCAAAAAATTTCTGTTGCTGCTGCCGCTGCTGAGCGTCGGGTGCGCGACGAGCAACGCGCCGCCGTCGCCCGCGTTCTCGCCGCCGGTGATCCAGGCGCGGCAGATGCAACTGCCGATCCTGCCGCCCAGCTCGCGGCAGCCCGCGCCACCGTCGGAGTGCTCTCCGAGCTGTATGAGCGATGTGACAGCCGAGCGGGAACACGCGCTGAGTTTGCTGACGCCGCTCACGCGGCCGGCGCAAGGTGCGAGCAAGACTACGACAGCGCCCGCAGCGCCGTGAACGCTGTCGGGAAAACCGAGTCGCCCCAAGGAGTCAAGCCATGATGGATGTCAACAACCCGCAACTGCCCGCTGATACCGGCAAAGCCAACCGTGACCAACAGCAGGCCGACGATCAGTAAGCCAAGACTGCCTGGCTCGGCTGAAAAGCACGCCAGCAGCGTGCCGAGCACAATAAACACGATGCTCATTGCGGCCCTCCAGTGATCCTCACCTCGACCGCGCCGCCCTTGCGCACCTCGTCGCGCAGGAACGGGCGGCTCCTGAAGCGGTTGTCATCAATGCCCAGCGCGTCGGCGATGCCGTCGCGGCTGGCCTTGAACGCGGCCAGCAGGCCATCGTCATCCCGGCGGCGCTTGTCGGGCGGGTAGAAGTCGATCCACAGGTGCAGGCGGCCTTCCGGCAAGCTCTTGGCCCACTCGCGGTCAAACCCGGCGGCCCGGGCCAGCACGCAGGCCGATGCCCGTGCCACCTTGCGGGCCTGCGCCAGCACGCGCCAATGCGGGCGCGCATTCGGGTGCAGCACGCGGTCGGGCCAGGGGAGGGTGAGGGTTTTCTGGGTCATGGCGAGCCGCCCGTCATCAAAATGCGTGCATCGCGGCCCTGCGGGTTCGCGGCGTAGTTCAGTACGCGGTCATGCACCACTGCGGCCCGTGCCTTGCTGTAAAGCGCTAACCTGCGCTTCGAAGCTAAATTGGAGTCGCGGTTCTGGAGCCATGATTGCCACCAGCAATCCGAGACGAGCATCGCGCTCCGCACGCGGGATTGAATGGCGTCCGTTTTCATCACCCAGCCTTCATCGCGAACCACAGCACCTTCTTGCCGTGCCGCTCGCAAAAAATCTCCCCAGCCTTGCGCAGCGCCTGCAACCGGCGGTCAATCACGCGCCAGCCGTCGCCGGGCACGGGGGACAGCGCCTCGGCCTCGTTGCCAAGCTGCGCTGTCAGAGACTGGAAGGTGCTGCGCCTGGCCTTGATGAAGTCCAGAATCTTCCCGTCGAGGACGTCGTATTTGCAGCTCTTTTTCATCGCGCTTTCCTTTTGTGCGCAGCGGCCTGCGCGTTGGTGTTGATGGCTGGCTCCGACACCGACCAGCCGCACGAGGCGCACTTCATGCAGTCGATGAGCTTGGAGTGCCGGGGACCGGGCGACATCGTGGCCACGACGCCGGGGAAGTCGTCGTAGCCGGTGGCGCGGTTGACGATGGCTTTGCCGGGCTTCATCTCGCAGCCGCACCGCTTGCAGGCCCCGCGCAGCGCCCTGATGCGGTCGGCTTCGCGCCGGACGTCTTCATGGGCCTGCTTCCAGTCATCGCCAAAGGCAGCCTTCAACAAAAGCAGGTAATCCGGCTGCGGCTTGCCGGCTGCTTTGGATTTGTGGAACCAAGGGCTTTGCGCCAAGCCACGCACGGCGCAGCCGCGACAGTGCGCGTGGTACATGAGGGCGTTGGGGTCGGCCTGCGCACGGTCGCAGTAGTCGCAGGTTTGGAGGTCGAAGTGGACAGTCATACCGCCCTCCGCTGGCCGAGCTGATCGGCCCAACCAAAGTCGCGCCACGAGTCACCGGCGCGCACGTCCCGGATGGTTTTGGCGGAAACGCCGTAGCGCGCGGCCAAGACCAGCGTAGGCTCATCGGAAAGCCGAATCTGCCGCGCCTTATCGAAGTCCAGCACCGCGCACCGCTGGCGCACCTGGGCGCCCACGCGCGCGCGCCGGATCGCCGCCGGTTCACTCGCCGCGTTTTCAGTCTTGAGCGAGGCGCGCGTTTGCACGGCCATGTGCTCCGGGTTCAGGCACGAGGAGCCGCCGCAGTCCATGCGCACGACCTGGTTGCGGGACAGCGTCCGGCCAGTTTTCAACTCCTGCACGACCTGCCGCGCCGAGCGCAGGTGGCCGTTGTGGCGCAGGACAGGGACACCGGCGTTTTCCGGCCCCGTCCAAATCCAGCAGGGCGAGTATTCGTTTTCGTCAACGAGGCAGCGCGCCCGGATCAGTTCCAGGGTGTAGGCGCCAGCGACGACGTTCAAGCGCCGAATGCCGTGGCGGCGGGCAAATTCATGCACGCTGCCGACCGGCCTGCCCAGCGCCTGGGCGACGTTTGGCCCGCCTTCGAGCGGGTAGTGCTCGCGGATGTAGGCCAGCTCTTGGGCTGTCAGGAAGCGGTAGGTCATGTGCCCCTCCGAATCCCGTGCCGCTCCCAAATTTCCCGGACGAACAATCTGGCCCGTCCTGGTTCTCTGGTTTCCTCGTCGGAATCTGTTTTACAGTCCTGCCCAGTAATCCGATAGACAGACCACCCAGCAGCCATAAGCACTTTGTCGCGCCGGGCATCTTTTTCTGGGTCTTGGTGATATTCTCGTCCGTCGCACTCAATAGCAACTTTGGCAACTGGATTTGCAAAATCAACAAATACACTGCCTATCGGGTATTGTGGATATAAAACCACATTTTCATGGCGGATATCATGCCATAGCGCATATTCAATCGGGGTCATCCGCACCATTCCGTTATCCCATTCATATGGATCAATAGCCCACTCATTGCGCCGCTCAGCCATGATCAGCGGGGTGAAGCGGCGGTAATGCTCGCGGATCGCGTTCCAGTTGTTCATGATTGTTCACCAAAATCGTTTGTGTATCGCTTATGGCTTTGACTGGCAACGGGTGTATGCAAGAACGGCTCTGCGGATTCCATCCACTGCTGGTACTGCCCATTAAAGATCAGCCTGAACTCACCCACGCGACCTTGTCTGTTCTTTGGAACGTCGCAAACAATCTGCTGCGGGTTCCCTTGATGCCGACTTAGCAGGAGGACGGCGTCGGCGTCCTCCTCGATCGAGCCGGATTCTTTGAGGTCGCTTAATACAGGCCGCCCACTTGCGCGCTTTTCAACTTCCCGATTCAGTTGGCTGAGGCTAATAAATGACAAATCAAGCTGTTTGGCGAGATTTTTAATTCCCCGGCTGATTTCTTCGAGTTGATGGTGACGTGAATCGTCTGTTTTGCCGCTCGCGCAAAGTTGTAAATAATCAAGAACGATTAGTTTTACGCCGTGCTGGCGTTTGAGTAATCTGGCCTTTGCGCTTATGTCGGCTAGGGTTAGAGCCGGTTGGTCGTCAAACAACAATGGTAAATTGCGCATCGCCTCGACACTCTTGGCTACTCGGGCTGCATCATCGCCATCCTTGGAGCCGGTCGAAAGCCGCTCCAGGTCGACACTCCCTAAATTCGCCACAGCGCGGTCAGTCAACTCTGCATTACCCATTTCCTGCGACAAAAAAGCGCAAGCATGGCCATCGCGCGCGAGGTTGAGGCAGATTTGCTGGGCAAATGACGATTTCCCAATCGACGGACGCGCCGCGACGATGATTTGTTTTCCAGGCTTGATGCCGCCCCCAAGCATCCGATCCAGCGTCGGAATGCGGGTAGGGATGCCAGGTTTAACAGTGCCATCGGACAGCGCCTGGAAGCGGTCGAGGAACGGCACCACAAGGTCTTGCACCAGAACCGGCTTTGACCGCACACCACGAAGCTGCAGCGTCTGCAGGCGGCCCATCGAGCGGTCGAGAATCTGGCTGGCGTCAGCACCCTGCGGATTGAAAGCCAGGGTGGAACTCGCATCGTTGGCGGCAATCAACTCGCGCAGCACTGCGCGCTCACGCACGATCTCGGCGTAGCGGCGCATGTTGCTGGCGCTGGGCACGTACTGCGCCAGCGAGTTGAGGTAGGACAGCCCGCCCGCGTCGTCGGCCTTGCCCCGGCGCTGCAATTCGGCGTGGACGGTGAGGACATCCGCCGGCTTGCTCGCCCCGGCCAGTGCTGCGATGGCGGCGAACACCAGCCTGTGCTCGGCGCGATAGAAGTCGGATTCGGCGAGCAGGTCGCCGACATGCTCCCAGTTCGAACTGTCGAGCAGCAAGCCGCCCAGCACGCCGCACTCGCATTGGATCGAGTGCGGCGGCAGACGCAACTGGCGGACTTCGAGGTCGTCTGGCGGCAGCGCCATCGACGGGTCGAGGTCATGCGGGTGCATGGTCAGCCTCCCTTGCGAGCTGCGCGTCAAGCGCCGTTTTGTGCGTCAGGCCCGTGCTTGTCCAGTGCATCTCGTTTCGGTCGAAAAACCACAACTTGAACCAGTTGGCCTCGACGGCGGTGGCGAAATGACGCGGCCAGTCCTTGTACCGCTTGGCGGCGCCCTTCTCGCCTTCGGTGTACCGCTTGCGGAACAACCTCCACGCGATCTGCAGCATCTCGTCGGTGATGCCGGCATCCGCCGCCCAGCCGAGGACGAAATGGCCAGCGGGGATCGGTTTTGCCCCGTCCGCTTTGCACTTTGCGAAGTATTCCGACAGGGTGATTCCTGCGGATTTCCGGCGGGCAAGGGGGGTTAGCGCCTCGCGCGCACCCCCTCCTGAACGAAGTGAAGGAGGGGGAATAACCGAAGTAGAAGATGAAGATGAAGATGAAGGGCCGTCACCTCCCCGCTGGATTGGTGGTGGCTTTGGTGCGTGGCTCGGTGAGCTTTGATCTTCATTCAAGTCTTCACCAAAGGGGGGCTTTGGTGAATGGTTTGGTGCATCATCCAAGTCATCACCAAAGCGCGTTCCGATGCCGCGTTGGGTGCGCACATATTCATCGCGCACCATCCGGCTTGAGTACCAAAGCGGGCCGTCTTGCTGCTGCACCAAAGTCACCGGATCGCCATCCTTGCGCCCGCTGCGCGGCGTGTAGATGAACGGTTCGGAAACGTGTTTGTCGTCGCCCTTGAGAACGCCTTTAGCCACCAAGCCGCGCAGCAGCGGCAACGGCGCTCCGATGGCCTGCGCAATCTCCTTGAGCGGCCAGCGCAATTGTCCGTACTGCTCGCCATCGTGCAGCAGGCACATCACGTCAACCCACGCCCCTTTTGCGGCGTGCGTGCAGCGCCGAAGGTTGCTGTTGGCCTGCCAGTCGGCAGGGTAGAACTGAAACGATGGACGTTTCATGCGAGTCCTCTTTCAATTTCCATCTCCCGCACTCTTTCCGGCGAGCGCATGGCAACCATGACCGCCACATCAGCGGCAGTTCGCTGGGCTTCGCTGCGCATGGCGTAACTCGCCAGGTTGTCCAACAACGTAAGGGCGTTGGCGAGCTCATTCAGGCGCAGCACGTCGTTGCCGCGAGACCGAATCAGTTGTTCAAGGTCGTTGTCGGTCATGCGGCCACCTTTTCTGCTTGCTCTGCGACCGCTTTCGCGGCCTCGATGCGCCGCCCAATCCATCTAACAACATCGACGGCCCACGAATTGCCGAGCGCCCGGTAACGGGGGCCATCAGGGCAGTCCTCGGCGGGTTTGCCGCGCCAAGGAATGCGCGTGTAGTTGTCCGGAAAACCCATGAGGCGCTCCGCCTCCACGGGCGTCAAACGGCGTACCCCAAACTCCCCGGCCATTGCGGGCGACGCGGGTCTGGGGAAGGCGAACGCAATAGCTGTCGGGTTTGTGGCGCAAAGCGACGGACTCAGGTTTTCCGCGCTGGCGCGCTGCGTGCCGGACATATTTGCCGGGAACGCGATGGCTGGCGGGTGTCCGCCGGCGGTCAGCGGGTGGGACGGGTCGCCGGGCTTGGGGTTGCTGCGGTTGGCCGCGCTGGTGATCTGCGTCGTGTCGAACGCCACAGGAACCAGCGGCGTACCGCGTCCTGTGCCGTCCTCGCTTGCGTCAAATCCATCGCCCCGCAGGGTGTGGGCAATCAACGGCGTCTGGTTGTTGACATGCTTGCCGATGTTGCTGGCCGTGAGGAACGGCAGGCCGGTCGCACCCTCAGCGTTGCTTGCGATCAGGCCGCCGCCCAGGTCGAAATCGGTTCCGAGTCCGCCACCGCCTTGAGTGCGCGCGCTAAGTGTTCCGGCAGTGTCTTGCCGCGTTTGCCTGCTCGGCGCAGAATGCCCCGACAGGCTGTCGCGCTCAAGAAGAATCGGCGGGCGACCGGCCCAGTTTCCAGTGTCGAGGAGAGCGAACACACGGCGGCGCCGCTGCGCCACTCCGAACCACTGCGCGTCAAGCACGCCCCACTCGACGAGTCCGTGCTCGCCCAGCGCCACGCCCTCCGATCCCCAGCCGTCCTTGGGGACATCGAGCCGGCATCCTGCCATCGCGCCAACCACAACGCCAAAGTCTCGCCCGCCGTTGCTGCTGAATGCACCGGGGACGTTTTCCCAAAGGAGGTATCTGGCTCCGCAAAAATGTCTAGCTGCATGGAAAATCCTGATCAGTTCGTGGAACAGGCCGGAGCGCGCGCCATCAAGCCCTGCGCGCTTGCCCGCCACAGACAGGTCTTGGCACGGCGACCCGCCGGCAACCAAATCAATGCGGCCCAGCGCGGCGACCCTCGCGTCGGTGATCTGGGTGACGTCGCCAAGATTCGGAACGTCCGGCCAGTGGTGCGCCAGCACCGCGCACGGGAACGGCTCGATTTCGGCGAACGCGGCAGCGCGCCAACCAAGGGGTGACCACGCGACGCTGGCCGCTTCGATGCCGGAGAACACGGACAGGAAGCGCATCACGCCTCCTTCGCTCTGAACTCGCCGCAAAAATCGGCCTCCCCGACAATCGGGAAGGCCGCCCGCCGGGCGCCGAGGTTGGTGGCCGGCGGATAGCGCCGGCATTCCGACGTCTCCTCGCCATTGCGTTCCTCGGCGAGGTGCGCGACGAAGAAGCGGCAAGCGCCACAGCACAGGGAGTCTTTGGTGAAATCGTCGGTTTTCATGGTCACCGCTCCTTTCACAGCAAAGTCGGCCACTGAACTTGAGCGCCGTGCATCATCGAGTCGCTGTAGGCCGGGCGGCCCGCGGCGGCGAAGTGCCGCTTGGCCAGCTTGGTCAGCCCTTTGGACGTAATGTGGCAATACGGCTTGTGCGTTTCCTGTCCGTCTTCATCGACGAATTTCGCCTCCTTGTAGATGAGGTCGCCGTTGTGGATGTGATCCTGGTAGGCGACCCAGGAGCCGTTTTGCCGGTACCCCCAGCGGCTGGCCGCCAGCCAGGCGGTCAGCACGTCGCGCTTGACGCCCAGCAGCTTGGCCGCCTGGGTGAGGGTCAGCGACGTGCCGTCGGCGGCGATGCGCTCGAGCGCGGCGACCTTGGGCGCGTCCTGCTCGATCCGGCGCTGCTGCTGGTCGATGGTGGTTTGCAGCTCCTGGTTGACCTCGATCAACTGGAGCGCGGCGGCGGCCAACTGGCGCGGGTCGCGCAGGTTCAGCGCCGGGGCGGCGGGCGCCGGGTGCTGCTGCAGTTGCGCCTCCATCTTGTTGAAGGCGTCGATGTAGGCCAGCTTGAAGGTCAGCGCCTTCGACCCGGTGAAGCCCATCGCCAGCAGGGTGAAGCCGTCGCGGGTCAGGATGTACTGGGTGTGCTGCTGGCTTCCGGTTTCCGGCAGGGCGTAGTACCCCTGCCGAAAATTCGGCAGGGCTTCCGGCGGCAACTGCGCCGCCAGATCGCGGATTGCGTCCAGCACATGTCTGTGCTGCTTGCCGAAATACTTGGCGACGTCGATGCTGGTGGTGGTGGGAACGCCGTCAACTACGGCGAGGACGGGCGCGGTTGCGCCGGGGATGGACGTGGGAACGCCCAAGGGGGAGAGGTCAGCCATGATTGGCTCCTTCTTGACAGGTTTGAAACCCGCCACCGCTCCTCCTGCCAAGAAGGAGTGGTGGCAGACCGTGCAGGTTGGCAGACCGGAAGAAGGAACCGGCACACCCTTGCGGGTGTCCCGCACGGCCCGCCATAAAGGAAGCCGTGCCCCCGCGCAGCACGGGGATCAAAAGAAAAAGCCGCAACGACCAAATGGCGCGCGGCTTGCTGCGCCTTCTTTGCGAGCTGCCAAGCCCGACAGCCGAACTGTACACGGTGTTGGATGAGGATGCAAGTCGGGTCATGCGACGGCCCTCAACGCAACAGCAGGGGGACGCCGGGGAGCAACTGCGGTTGGGCTTCGGCTTTGAGCGCGGCTTCTTCAAAATCCAGGGGCGACTTCTCCCGCTTACGCTCGTGCATCAGCTTCGAGCCGATCTTGCCTTTGGCGGCGGATGAAAGTGAGCGGCGCTCGAAATTGAGTAATCGCTCCGTGATCGACCTCTCCCTACACTCCTCCTGGCTTGCCACCCTCTCAAAGGCGATGATGAAGTTGATGCGAGTTTCACGCGCGGCGTCGCCCGTGAAACTCATGGCCAGTTCCATCATCCCCTTGGACGTCATCCTGTACATGGGGCGGAGTTCGCCTTTTTTATCGACAAATTCAACGGGCTCAAAGTTGAGCCGGTAGTGCCCGGCGATCAACGGACGGACACTGCCACGCATCCGTTCGATGGTGCGCAACACATTCTTGTGCTTCTTGCCAAACGCCAGCGCCACAGCGCGTGAGTCGGTCATGAGTTCCGAGCCGTAGCGCCCGATGAACACCGTCAGATCGTCTGCGGTGATCGCCGGGGCGAGGGCGGCGGCCTGGGTGTTCGCGTTCATCACTGCTCCTTGACTTGCGCAGCCAGGCCGCAGCCCAGCCAGCCCGACGACCGTGTGTTGCGTCAACGACACGGAGGGGCTTGATCTGACGCAGAGCGCCTGTAGAATTTGGGAATCCATTCGGGAACCGCCTTTTCCTGTTTTGGTAGAGACGGCTCGGTGTTTGCGCACCGGGCCGTTTCGCTTTAGGGGGCCATGCCCTCCATCTCGACCGCCGCGGAGGTCGCCGATGAGTTGCTTTCAGGCAACTCCTCCGGTTCTTCTTCCACCACCACTTCCACGGGAAGATGATCTGCTGCGATAGGGCGCCGCTCACCGCTGCGCCTGTAGTGCCGAATCAGTTGGTTGCGCACCAAATTCCAGTCAACGTCGGGACGCAGGAAATCGAAGGTCACAGCGCCTCTCGACTTCGCAACCAGGAGCGCAACCAGAGCAACGTCCACCCGCTGCTTGCCGCGCAGAGACACGAGCTTGCGCAGGTAGTTCAGACTGGTGCCGCACTCGGCGGCGTAGGCCCGCTGCTGCGACACAGTCAGGCGGGAGAGGTGTTCGCGGAGGGAGTTGCGCTGCTTCATGGGCAACACTTTACCTCAATGGGCAACTGTACGCAACTGAGCTTGGTGTGCGGGTAATTTTTCCTTTGTTGTTGTAATGACTTGCAACAACTTTACTCTTAAGGCATAATTCGTTATCCGCAAATTACCCGGAGTTGACCCCCATGGACAGGTACGAGATCAGGCGCTTGGCGCTCATCAACGTCATGAACGACCGCTTCGACGGCAAGCAAGCCCGGCTTGCCGAGGCGGTTGGCAAGCGCCGGGACTATCTGTCCCGGGTGATAAATAAGAACGCGAACAACAAGCGCATCGGCGATGTTGTAGCCAGGGAAATTGAGGATAAGCTCGGTCTACCGACAATGTGGATGGATCACCAGACCAGCGCCAAGACGGCAGCCTCGGTACCGACGGTCAAGGGCCCCGTGGTCTCGATCGAGGTTCTTGAGCACAAAAGCCACGACTGCGACGAGAACTTCACTGGCTTCCCGGTGTACTACAGGGACATCGAAGCCACTCGGCGCAAGCTCGAGAACATGCGCGTGGCCACGGTCGCCGACACCGGCATGGCGTTCACCCTCGGCGCCCGCAACTACGTCGCCATCGTCGACATCAGTTCAACCACGCCGACCGATGGCGACGTCTACATGATCGACCACGGCAACCGCCTCAAGCTGCGCCGCATGAGGCTCACAGGTGACAGGTGGATCGCCTGCGCCGACCGCAGCGCCGACGATCGCTACGCGGACATCGAGATCACCGACCCTGAAACGATGATCGTCGGCCAGGTCATCTGGGGCGGCGGCTTTCTGATCTAGCGCAACTTTTCGGCAAATTCGGCAACTTTTAAACAACAAGCCCCACAATTCTGTGGGGCTTTTTGTTGCCTTGCGTTTGCCAAAACTTGTCATAGAGGTAAACTTCTTGCACCGAAACATCAACATCAAGGACATGAAATGCAAGATGCTTTGACCCTCACCCCTCAGCAGCAGCCCGGCGGAGCCTTGGTTCGCGTTGGCACAGGCAGCGAGAGCGCCGCCAGCGGCATCGCGGCCCAGGCCAAGGCCGCCGTTGAAGCGCGGTACCTCATGGCGCTACAGCGTCCCCGCAATTGGGACGATGTCCGCCAGAACATTCTGAACGAGTGCAAGCGCCCCAGCTTTGCCAACAACCCCTCGGCCTACTACATCAAGCCCATCGGCAAGGGCGTTGAGGGCCTGGGCATCCGCTTCGTCGAAGTCGCTCTGCGCTGCATGAAGAACGTGCTTGTGGAGACCAGCATGGTCTTCGAGGACGACCTTAAGGAGATTCATCGTGTGACCGTGACCGACCTGGAGGCGAACGTCACCTACCCGATGGACGTCCCCGTCAACAAGACGGTCGAGCGCAGCAAGCCCAGCGACGACGGCTCCTACATCTCGGTACGCAAGAACAGCTACGGCAAGAACACCTACACCGTCATCGGCACCGACGACGACCTCCTCAACAAGCGGGCCGCGTTGATCTCCAAGGCGATCCGCACCCTGGGCACGCGGATCATCCCCGGCGACCTCTGCGACGAAGCCGAGGACATCATCAAGGCCGTGCGTCAGGACAAGGCGGCGCGCGACCCAGCGGCCGAGCGCAAGAGCATCGTCGACGCCTTCGCCAGCTTGAACGTCAAAGCCAGCCAACTCGCCGAATACCTGGGACACGACATCGGCGCGTGCTCGCCCGCCGAGTTGGGCAACCTGCGCGGCCTGTACGGTGCCATCAAGGATGGCGAAGCGACCTGGGCCTCGGTGATGGAAAACAAAGCCGCGCAGCAAGACGAGCAGAAGGGGACGGCAGGTGGAGAAACCAAAAAATTACTGCCCATCATGACCGCCGAGGACTTCAACAAGAAAGCCCCGGCATGGCGCCAGATCATCGAGTCCGGCCAGCAGGCGCCGAATGACTTGATTGCGGCCATTTCAACAAAGAACTCACTGACCGACGACCAGCGCATGGAAATTGCGGCCTGGGCGCGCAAGGCTCCGTGAACGGGAGGAGACAAACACCATGCAAGTTCTGAATTTCGCCCAAGGGTCACCGGAGTGGCACGAACACCGGCGGATCGCGTTCAATGCATCCGAAGCTCCGGCCATGATGGGCTGCTCGCCCTACGAAACACGCGAGCAGTTGCTGGCCCGCAAGTTCTCCGGTATCGAGCCTGAAATTACGCCTGCACAACAGGCCATCTTCGACGAGGGCCACCGCACCGAGGCGCTGGCGCGGCCACTGGCCGAGAAGATCATCGGCGATGACCTTTATCCCATCACAGGCAGCATCCCCGGCCCAGATGCCGTCCTGTCGGCCAGCTTCGATGGCCTGACGCTGGACAGGAAAGCGGCCTTCGAGCACAAGAGCCTCAACAACACGCTGCGCGAGATCATGGTCGATGGCTGCACCGGCACCCACCTGCCGATGCTCTACCAGATCCAGATGCAGCAGCAGTGCATGGTGTCCGGATGCGAGCGGGTGCTTTTCGTCGCCTCGAAGTGGGCCGGCGACGAACTGGACGAGATGCGCTACTGCTGGTACGAGCCGAACGAGGAACTGAACCGGCAAATCATGGCAGCATGGGGGCTGTTCGCCGACGACAAGCGCGACTACCGCCCAGCAGTGGCGCAGCAAGAGCCGAAGCCGACAGCCGACGTGATCGAGGCGTTGCCGGCACTCGCAGTGCAGATCGAGGGGCGCGTGCTCCAGACCAATCTGCCCTATTACCGGCATGCCGCCGAGGAAATGATCTCGCGCGTCAATACCAACCTGCAGACCGACGCCGACTTTGTCAACGCGGCAGCCGTCATCACGGCATGCAGCGAAGGGGAGAAGCGGCTCGCTGCATGCAAGGAGCAGGCGCTCGGCCAGACCTCGAGCATTGATGAGTTGTTCCGCACCATCGACGCCATCAGCGAGATGCTGCGCAATAAGCGCCTGGAGCTCGCCAAACTGGTCGAGGCGCGCAAGACACAGCTGCGCACCGAGATCGCGCAGCATGCCATGGGGGCGATTCAACTCCTCGTAGCCGAGCTCAATGAGCGCGTCGGCCAGAAGTGGGTGGAGGCTCCGAGCATGGCGGTGATCACCGACGCCATGAAGAACAAGAAAACGGTGGAGTCGTGGCGTGCCGCCGCCGACGCCGCCGCGGTGCAGGCCAAGGCGAAGATAACCGTCAAGGCCGACCGGATGCTGAAAAACCACCAGACGATTGCTCCGGAACACATGTCCCTGTTCCCCGACTTCGCGCTGGTGGGCGATAAGGCGCCGGAGGACTTTCAGGCGCTGATGCAACTGCGCATCGCCAACCACGAAAAAGCCCAGGCGGCGCTGGCTCGGACAAGCCCCGTGGTTTCGGTGACGCAGGTGACGGCGCCGCAAACGGCGGTCGCTGCGGCACTGTCGCCGACCAAGACCGAAGCGACAGCCGTTGACGTGATCCAGCGCGCGAAGGATGCCATGATTGAAGGCGAGCACATCGTCCGCGACTTCATCGCATCGCGGACGTGGGAGAACCCGAAGCAGGCCGGCTTTGTCAGGGCCGTGCTGATCGAATTTCTGAAGTTTCGGATGCGATCAGGCGCGGTCAGGTAAGGCAGGCGTGGCCCGGTAAGGCGAGGTTTGGCAAGGCAGGCAAGGCACGGAACGCACCCGGAAATCCGGGGCAGAAAGGAGAGCGTTTGATGGCAAAAATGGCGCAGGCGGACGGGCTACCGTTGTGGCGGCGCTTGGTTGGGGGCGCGGCGTGAAAGCGATGCTTGTCCGCTCGCCGACCGGCTTGCGCGGCGCCACGCCGGACGACCAGAAGGCATGGGCCAAGTTTCGCCGCAAGCTCGAAACCATGAAGCCGGGGACATGGATGCGCTTCGAGTGGAGTACCCCGCGCAGCGGGGCACACCACCGGAAATTCTTTGCCCTGCTGCAACTGGTCGCCGAGAACAGCGAGACCTACAACACTGTGGAAAAGGCGCTGGTGGCCGTGAAGCTGGCCGCAGGTTTCTTCGATCCGAGTGTTGACCCGCGCACCGGCGAAATCATCCCTGTGCCGCAAAGCGTCAGCTACGACGCGATGGGGCAAGAGGAATTCGAGCGGTTCTACAAGGCCGCGCTCGATGGCGTGGTGCAGGTGGTCTTGCCGCAGATGAACAAAACCACGGCAGAGCACCTCCTGGAGATGATTGTGGAGGGTTGGTCATGACCCTTGGCATCCCCAAAACCAAGCCCACCCGCGACGAAGCCTACCGCCGCCTGGTCGCCGCCCTGCCCTGCGCCCACTGCGGCGTCCAGGGCCACAGCCAGGCGGCGCACCCGAATAGTGGCAAAGGCATGGGCATCAAGACCGACGACCGGCTGTGCTTTCCCCTGTGCGCCGACCGGCCCGGCGTGCGCGGCTGCCATTCGCTGTTCGACCAGGGGGCGTTGTTCTCCAAAAAACAGCGGCAGACCAAGGAGCGAAATTGGACGGATTGGACGCAGCGGCGGATTGCGCTGGAAATCAAGTTGTCTGGCTTGAAAGGACTGGCATGAAAATCACATACTTCTCCATCGAAGGCGCCCCTGGCCGCTACTTCGTGTGCGCGCCGTACCGTTCCACCATGTCCACGGCCTCCTGCGCGGCCATGTACGCTGCCGAAAAAGGCTCCCACGCTGGCCGGCACCTGAGCTGCAACGGCTGCCCCATCGGAGCGCACCATGCGGGCGAGAAGCCCGTGGCCGCGCCCGGCCTGTTTGGCTCGCTGATCTGCCCGCGCTGCCATCGCGGCTCCAACCGGCTGGTGCGCGGGCTGTGCGTGAGTTGCCTGAACCGGCAGTACGAGATCGTGCGCGGCGTCAACGCCAAGGGCAAAGCGCCCACGCGCCTGGCGCCGCTGGCGCCGATGTCCATCGCCGCGATGGAAGACGGCGGGCCGGTGGTCGTCGACACGGAGCTGTCGGCCAACCGGCTGGAGGTCATCTTGCGCGCCTTGCGCTCGCGGCCAGGGGCGCGCTCGTTTGGGCGCCGGGGGGGTGCAATTGCACCCATGCTCGCGCAAGGCACGGGCGATCTTTTTGAGGTCAGGCACGCGAGGGTGTAGCCGCGCCATCGCTGCGCATGCAAAAGGGCATTGCAAAAGTTACCTCTATGGCAATAAAATTGCCAAAAGTTTTCCTGGGGGCAATTTTCTTTGGCAGACGAGCGCCTGTACCACCTCATCGACCATGTGTGCCGCGTCTGCGGCGGGCGTCTGCTGAAAAGCAAGCCATACCGTGACGACAATGATGGGCGCCTCATCGTCCGCGTTCGCTGCGCAGACTGCGGCTGCCACGCGCAAGGCGAAGTCGGCCATACGCGGACGCACGAGCTGATCTGCGTCTGCGGCGCCAAGCTGCCGTCGGGCATGAAGCGCGGACTCAAATGCTGGCGCAACGTGCGCAAGAGCATCGAAATGCCCGACGAAGTGGTCGCCATCACCTGCGATCCTGTGCCACGCAAGCCGCCAGCCAGCCCTGAGCACCGTCGCAAGGCAGCCAAGCCAAGCCTGGAGCCTGATTTCTTCGGGCCTGAGCAGGAGCCGTCGCCGTCGTGATGCCAGGATGGCCCGTCCATGAAAGAAGACCGCTCCATCCTGGTGGCCGAAGCGCCATCCGTTGACCTGCTGCTGGCCATCGGCGGCCAATTGCTCAAGGCCGACAGTAACGGAACGCGCTACTACCTGCACGAAGTGGCCTTGGTACCAAAAGGCGAACCCCTGCTTCCCGAAGTGCTGGAATCTAGCATTTCTGCTACGGAAAACAGCGAACGGCAGGGGTTCATTGAGAGTGTACTGCGCAACGCCCACGACGGCAAGCCGCCCGCAAGCGGGGCCGCGCCCCATTCCCCCAGCGGCAGCAACTCCCACCAGTCGTGACACCACCATCGGGTGATATGCCCGATGCCGTCGCTCCCAACATCGAGGCCATGCAGATCCGGCTGGTGCCGATCGCTGACCTCATCCCGTATGCCCGCAACTCGCGCCGGCACTCGCCCGAGCAGGTGCAGGCCATCGCCGCCAGCATCCAGGAGTTCGGCTGGACGTCGCCCTGCCTGCTGGATGGCCGCAACGGCATCCTGTGCGGTCATGGCCGCGTACTGGCGGCGCAACTCCTGGGCGTCCGCCAGATTCCGTGCATCGACCTGTCGCATCTGAGCGAAACGCAAAAGCGCGCGTACATCATCGCCGACAACCAGCTTCCCATGCACTCCGGGGCCAGTTGGGATTTGGAACTGCTGCGGCTTGAGGTGTCCGAGTTGAAGCTCGAAGGCTTCGACGTTTCCTTGCTCGGTTTCGGCGACCAGTTGACCGACCTGCTCGACCCCGCCGTCCTGCAACCCGACAAAGACCCCGACGCCGTTCCCCCGCTGCCCGAGGTCGCCCACACCAAGCCAGGCGACCTCTGGATTCTGGGCGCGCACAAGGTCTATTGCGGCAGCGCCACCGAGGCCACCGCCTGGCGGGCGCTCGCGGGCGACGAGCGGGCCGATATCGTCTGGACTGACCCGCCCTACAACGTCGCCTACGAAGGCAAGGCCGGCAAGATCAAAAACGACGACATGAGCGGCGCCGACTTCTACTCATTTTTGCGCGCCGCCTTCGACTCCCTGTTCGGCGTCATGAAGCCCGGCGCCCCCATCTACGTCGCCCACGCCGACATCGAGGGGCTGAACTTCCGTCGCGCCTTCACCGACGCCGGCTTCAAACTCTCCGGCTGCCTCATCTGGCGCAAGAACAGCATGGTGCTCGGGCGCAGAGACTACCAGTGGGCGCATGAACCACTGCTTTACGGGTGGAAGCCAGGGGCAAAGCACCGCTGGTACGGCGGCCGCAAGCAGACCACCGTGGCCGACTGGGGCAGCGTCGATCCCGTCAGCCAGTTGCCCGATGGCCGCTGGCAGATCACCGTCGGCGACCGCGTGCTGATCGTCCAGGGCGAGGCCAAGATCGAGGAGCTGGTGCCCTCGGTGATCTTTGAGTCCAAGCCCCGCCGCTCGGACAAGCACCCCACCATGAAGCCGACCGCGCTGATCGAGCGAATGCTCAAAAACGGCGCCCGCTCTGGCGACATCGTGGTCGACGCCTTTGGCGGCTCCGGCTCCACCCTCATCGCCGCCGACCGGCTGGGCATGTGCGCCCGGCTGGTCGAGTTCGATCCCCGGTTCGTTGACGTCATCGTCCGGCGCTGGGAGGGCTACGCCGGTCGCCGCGCCGTTCACGCCGAAACCGGCGAACCGTTCCCGCCCGACGATGCACTTGCGTTGCCCGTGGAACAGAGTTAGATTACCCACAAGGACAACATTTACAGGAAAATGGACATGAAACAGCAAGAAATGATGAAAGCCGAAGCCCCGTCTGTTGACCTGCTGGGCCTGTCGGCTGCCGCCCGCCTGACCTTGCTGTCAAAGGCCCACGTCTCGTCCTACACCCGCAAGGACGGGGTCTTTGTCGCCGAGCACGATGACAAACGGGCGGCTGCCAAGCAGGAAGCCCCCAAAGGCTCCATCAACGGCCCGCGCCCCCCTGGTGATTCGCTCGACATGCATCATCAACGGATGCTGAAAGAGCATCAAGAGATGCAGGAAAGGATGAAGGCCCGCGCTGATGCCGGGTCGAAGCCTACGCCCAAAGCTGCGGGCGGCGGCGTGGCGTCGCTCAAGCCGCCCCCGGAGGTGAGCCTCGGCGGTTCTGGCGTGGTGGACAACATCGAGGAGTGGCATTCCGGCGGTGACGTGGACAAGCTCGTCGGTCTGAAGAACACCCTGTTTGGCCCGCACGGCGCCAACAACTACAGCGCCGGGCAGGGCAAGGCCATTTCCTCCTATCTGGACGCGGCCATCGCAGACCTGAAAAAACCCAAGGCGGGGCCGAAGCCGCCCGCCTCCGCCCCGTCAAAGGCCAAGCCTGTAACTCCCCATCCTGTCGGCACAAAGGTTCGCATTACCGCCGACGAGCATCCCGATTACGGCGCTGAGGGCGAGATTACCGGCTACGCGGGGAACGGCATCGGGGGTAACAATAAGCCTGCGTACACGGTTCGCGGCGTGGATGGCCCTGTTGGGCATGGCGAGGTCAAGCGATTGGGCGCTGCCGCGCCAGCTGGTTCCGCCAAGCCCACCATCAAAACCGGCAATGAAGGCTATGGCTTCCACGGCGAGGCGTCAATGGCTGCCAGGCAGGCCGGTTCAAAAACCCCCACGGAAGATGCCGGGAAACGGTTCTCCAACGCCGCGCACCACCTGGTGGACAAGGGGCACTTCAAAACGCATGAAGAAGCCCGCGACTTCCTGGACTCCACGGTTGGGCGTCACATGCATGACGAGCTGATGAGCCACACCAAGGACAGCGACCTGAGCAAGTTGCCTGCCGACAGGCTTGCGCGCAATGTCAACTGGTACAAAAAGGAAAAGGGAAAGGGAAAGGTTTCTTCCGCGACGCTTCGTCGGGTCAACCCATAAGCGATGTTTTTCATGAAAGAGCCCCCCATCCTGAAAGCCGAGGCTTCGTCCCTCGATCTGCTCACGCTGGCCGCGCGCGGGCAGTTGATGAAGGCCCGCATTTCGTCCTACACGCGCAAAGACGGCGTGTTCGTGAAGGAGCACGACGACAAGCGTCCGGCGGCCAAGCCGAAGTCCGCCGAGGAGCGTTCCAGCGACGCCGGTGCCGCCGCGCCACAGCAGGTCAGCGATAAAACCCTTGGTCAAACCAAGGTCATCGACAAATTGCTGGAGGACTTTGAATATGGGCGGGTGCAAAGTATTGCGACCGGGGCCGCCGGCGGATTCACGCCAGACGCCGTGGATTACGCTAAAAAAGCCTTGAAAGAGGCCGTTGACGACTTGCCAAGGAAGCAAAAGGAATACGAACAAGAGACCGGGGGAAAATGGGGTAACCCTGTGAAATGGGGTAACGCCCCAAAGTCGGGCGCCTCAAGCGTTGGCATCAACACCCGCCAGTACATGGCCTCGCACGGCAAGTCGCCAAGCGGCCGTGGTGACTGGGCGTTCTTCATGGGCGATCAGAAGGGCGACGTGGGCGCCGCTCACTTCTTCCACGGCACGTTCGAGGAGGCCAGCGAGAAGGCCAAGGCGAAAGCCAGGGAGTTAGGTCACAAGACGGTCACGGTCGGCCCGTAATGATTCTGCGGAGTAGCTCAGTTGGCAGAGCGCCGGGTTCATACCCCGGATGTCGGTGGTTCAAGGCCACCCTCCGCAACCAGAGTAGAGCGGCGGCTGACCCATTTCGGATCAGCGGCCAATCTCACCCCCGCACGTCAGGGTATGGACGGGATCGGAGTGCGAGCCTCCGAGCCATCACGCATGGCAATTTGGTCTGAGGCTGGAACGGGGGGCTTGATCAACCCCGCCGCCGTGCCGCAAGTTGCCAGCCGTGATGGTGAATGCGCAGGCTGATGCGCACGGATGCCGAGTCGCTCTCGGTTCGTCGGGCAGCGGTAACGCGGCACGCCAGTACGTTTCTGGTGTGCGCCAGTGAGGTTGTCAAGCCGGGGATCAGCGCCGGCTGCCATCATGAGCCGCAATCATTAACTGCGGTGACGGGCGCAGAAAATTAGCTAGGCGCGGACTGGTCGGCCTAACTGGCCACACGGGTTGCGGGCGGCGCAGGCGACCGCACCAGACTGTAAATCTGGCGCCCAAAAGGCAGCGAGGTTCGAGACCTCGGCAACCCACCAAATCCAAGTCGTGACGGAACACTCGGCACATGCTGCCGAGCCTTTCACCGTCCGCCCGTCTCGTCCTGCCGCGCCTGCTGGTCAAGGCGCACATCTCGGAGTACACGCGCAAGGACGGCACCTTCGTGCCTGCGCATGAGGACAAGCGGGCCAAGCACTCGCCCGAGCAGATGGCGAAGTGGGCTGATGAAAAGCGCCAGCGCGACCGTGCGAGAGCCGAAGCCTTCGCTCAAACCGAAGCCGAAAACAAGCGCCTGGCCCAGAAGTCTGCCGATGGCGTCGATTCATCCTCTTTCGGCCCCAGCTTCACCGACGATGAAAAGGCCGAAATCAAGCGGTACTACCTGAGCGGCGACCGGCGCGGGGCCAACGCCGAGGGCCGGGCGGCTGCCGTATCCGCCGTGGGCCGCCTGCTGCGCCAGCAGGGCGCCGAAATCGAGCACGTCAGCGAATCCGAGGGGAAAAGCCTGTACGTCAAGGTTGGCGGCGGGCTGGTGCGCGTGTCCGACCATGAGTTGCCCATGACCCCCAAGCGCGAAAACGACCGCGCCAACGGTCTGACAGGGTGCTGGGATCGGGAGGTCATCATCACGGACTGGCGTAGCACGCCGCCGCAGGAATATCTGGATGAAATCCACGGGCGGCTCGAAAAGGCCATTCCGGTGCTGTTCCTCAAGTCCGGCGAATTCAAAGGCAAGCCCGGTTACTCGCTCGAAGGCAAGCCGCCGCGCTGGCACACGCATGGCGTCGATACGATTCAGGAGGTGATCGACGCCGCCCGCCAGCCTGGGCACGCGCCGCAGAAGGCCGATCTGGGCGAAGCGTCCCCCTGGCTTGTCCAGCAGGCCGCCGAGAAGGCCCACCTGCAAATCGCCGGGTGCCGCCACGTCATTGACGGTTCGGCGGTGCGGCACATCATCAAACGGCACACGAATGCTGCGGTTGAAAAGAGCCGTGGGCAGTTGCCGCTGACGGAGGCTGATATTGAGGCGATCCCGCTGGTGATTGCTTCGGCAGATCGCGTGGTATTTGGCACAAAGACCCGCCTCAAGCGCGACCAGATCGGCTACATCAAAAAGATGGCCGATGGGTCACTGCTGTATTTGGAGGAGGTTCGTGCGGGCCGTCAGGAACTGGCGACGGTTTCGATGAGAAAGTACCCCGCCGCGAGGGATTTCAGTGCCATTGCTGGCACTCTGCCTTCCAACGCCCGAAGCGACGGCGGGGATGAGGTCATTGTACTGACCCCGCCGGTGAAAGGCAACCCCGGCGGCCCGCTGAAAAAAGCCATCCTGTTCGTCAAGGCCCACATCAAGGGCTACACGAAAAAGGACGGCACGTTCGTCGCGCCCCATGAGGACAAGCGGCAGGCGGCAATTGATCACGACGCACTGTTGGCCGGGCTGCCTGCTGGCGCCAAGTTCGTCCGCGGCAAAGGCTCTATCGCCGAGCACTACGGGGTTGCAATCAACGGCGAGACGGTCGGCAACTTCCACGCGCGGCCAGAGGACGCCGTAGCCGAGGCGAAAAAATGGCTGGAATGGGTGGCAGCTAACAACAGAGAAAAAGCACGAAAAAGTGCTTTCATCGACGAAATCCGCAACCGCCTGCTGGCTGGCGGCGACGCGACAGACGTTGAATTAAATTGCCTCGGGCTTCGCGTCGGCTCGTCAGATTTGCGATGGTTTATCCCAGCAGCCGCTAAAGTGTTCGGCATCAGTTCCCGTGCCGTTCGCCCGCTCATCGCTGACATGATCCGCGTTGGGCACACCGATATGGGAGCGAAGCGGGAGTTCGTGACGCCTGGGAAGGCACTGCGTGCTGTTGCTGCGGGCGTGGCGGCTGCGAAGTCTCCAGCTTTACCTCTTGGTACGTCGGGGGACTACTCAGGACCGACAATGGCCGGAATCGAAGCCCGGGCTGCCGAGCCTGCCACCAAGCAGTCCGTCGGGAAGCTGGTCACACCAGAATCCGACATGTACGACGGCTCGACCGTCTATGACGGGAATGGCAAGCTGTACCGCGTCCACTACCAGCGCAACCGGGAGGTCATCGCGCACCCGATTGTCAATGGCCGCGCCGAGGTGAGCCGGGACACGGCGGTGGATTTCTGGGTCAGCAAGGACAGAACCCCGCCCGGCGACAACTACCGCACCGACCCCATCTACCTCGTGGCCTCGCCCCACGACGACGCCCCCAAGGAACCGGCCAAAGACGCCGAAATCGCCGCGTTCAACGCCAAGCACGCCGCGATGGGCACCCCCACGGCCCACTTTGACGACCAGGAGTGGTGGGTGCTCAACACTGGCACCAAGAAGGACGACGGCACCGTCTACGCCCACCTGGCGAGCAAGAACGACGGCGCCGTCCAGGGTAACGGCTTCGTCCCCCGGCAAATGGGCGGCTACATCCCCCAAATCTGCATCGAGGCGACCCACAAGCCCCACTCCCAGCACATCCTGCCCATGCCTACTGGCGTGGCCGCGCTCAAGCCCATCGGCCTGACGGCGAGCAACGGCGGTGCCGTGGTCGAGCAGATCGAATCCCTGCACGCCGGCGGCAACCTCGCCAAGCTCAAGAACATCAAGGCCAACCTGTTCACCCCGTCCGCCTGGGGCGGCGGCTCCCTGTACAAGGGCGCGCAGAAGAAGGGCGTGTCCGACTACCTCGATGCCGCCATTGCCGACTTGGAGGCCAACCCACCGGGGCCGCCCGCCACTTCCCCGCCGTCGAGCGTTTCGGCGCTCCCGCCGGACGTTCCCGTGCCCACCCCCGCCGGGGATTACGCCCCCCCGGCCAGCCCCGAGCGCATGGACGCCGCTTACGAGAATCCCCAGCCCGTCCCGCCCGCCAGCCCGTCCGAGATCAAATGGGACACCCACAAGCTCGGCCCCGCCAACGTCAACGCCAAGAGCCACAACGGCCAGATCGACAAGATCAAGGCTTTGGCCGAAGCTGGCGACCGCGCTGGTTTGGAGGCGTACATCGCCGCCAAGGCCGGGGCTAGGCAGAACTACGCCATCAAGCAGCGCAAGCTCGCCGAGGCGGCGCTGGCCGCGCTCGGGCCTGCCAAGGGGCCGGAGGGCGGGTTGTCCAAGGCCATCCCCCTCTACGTCCTGCGCCGCTTCAACGCCGCCGCCCACCAGGCCGCCACCAGTCCCAAGAACGACCTGCCCGAGCCGACCCAAGCCCAAAAGGAATCCGGCAACTACAAAAAGGGCCACGTCACCTTCCAGGGGCTGGATATCAGCATTGAAAACCCGCGTGGCTCCGAGCGGGCGGGCACAAACCCGAATGGCACCGCCTGGCGCCACACCATGAGCGACCACTACGGTTACATCAAGCGCACCGAGGGCGCTGACGGCGACTCCGTTGACGTGTACGTCGGCCCCGCCCTCGACTCCGACCGGGTGTTCGTGGTCAACCAGTTGGTTCAGGGAACCGGCAAGTTCGACGAGCACAAGGTCATGCTCGGGTTCCCCGACGAAGCGGCGGCGGTCAAGGCGTACAAGTCCAACTTCGACGCGGGCTGGAAGGTCGGCCCCGTCCACGCCATGAGCATGGCCGAGTTCAAGGGCTGGCTCAAGGACGGCGACACCACCAAGCCCACGGTTCCGATGGCAAAGGCCATTGTGGTTGTCCGCAAGCCCCCGCCCGAGCCGCGCCTGTGCCTGTTCCTGCGCGCTGGCGACCCGCTCAAGAAGGACATCCCCGTGGTGATCGTCCGCCGCCCCTGACTGGCGGGCACAGGCCACCTCTGCTGGTGTTGAAACCAGCGGGTTGCTTAGCTAACTTATTGTTTTCATTGGATTCCCGTCGGTGTTGAAGCGGTAAAACACTGGCCGCCGTTTTCCCGTTATTCCCCTCCCATTCGTGACAGCACCATAGGCACAACGGCGCCAGGTCGTGGCGCTGACCCTGCTTGCGACATGGCGGCACGACTCGATTCAGCGATTTGGGAAGAAATCCGCCGGCACTGGGAGTACGACCCGGACGAGCCTGCCTACTTGGTGGCCGCTGCGCGCGCCGCCGAAAAATTCAACTTCAACCCGCCCGGCAAGTCCACCATCGACGACCGCGCCAAGCGCGAGAAGTGGGAGCGCCGGGGAACCCTGGTCGGGGTGAATTCCTCGGCGCACCGCAAAGCAGACAAGCTGGTCAATGCGGACGGCTCCAGAGCCGAAACCGGAAAACCGGACGGAAATCCGGACACGTCCGGTGCGCAAAAAGCCCAAGCCTCCCGTGCCGAATCTGAGGACAAGCGCGCCGAGGTGCTGGCCCGGCACCGCGTGGAATGGCAGCAGGTTGCCGTTCTTCGACAGGAGGCGCTGAATCGCCGCAGCGTCGATCGAACGGAAGCCTTCAACTGGTCGAAGCTCGCCAAGATCACGGCTGAAATGACCATGATCCAGCAGATCGGCGAGCGCCGGGCTTGGGGCCTGGACACCACGGACGCCACCGATGTTTCCAAGCTGACCGACGCGCAGTTGGAGGCGCTGGTCAAAGCCAAGGCCGTCTGACGTGGCTTCTGTCTCGATGGGGCGCCAGGGTACATCGCTGGCAACCAGGGCCGCCGCAGAGCTGGAAATCCGCCGTCGCCGCCGCCTGCGCATAGATGCCAACGGCCTGGGCGAGCCGATCCCGGCGGAGATGACCTTTCTGCAGTGGTGCGAAAGGCTGGCGGCCAACGGCATGAAGGTCGATGGCAAGCCCTTCCGGCTCGACAACCGGGCTGCCCTGCTGCCCATCTACCGCGCCATCCCGTCCACGCGGGCGGAAGCGGAAAACCTGGTCATCGTGATCCAGAAGGCCACCCAAATCGGCATCACGGTTTGGGAGGTGCTGGCAAACATTTACATGGCCGTGAAGTGGGGGCCGATCACCATCGGCATGTTCCTGCCCGACCAGTCCACCGCCTCGTTCAAGAGCGAGCACCGCTTCATGCGGATCGTCCGCTCCGTGCCCGATCTGTACCACGCCCTGACCACGGCGGAGCGCGACGGCGACGTGAAGAAGGTCGGTGAGGGCAACGTCCTGACCCGCGCGATGGGCGAGTCCCTGTTCCTGTTCCTCTGGACAACGGGCCGGGTGTCCACCGAATCGCGCCCGATGGACGTGGTCACCCTGGACGAGGTGCAGGAGATGACGCTCGATCAGATCGACAAGGTGCGCGCGCGTACCGGCGACTCGGACATCGCCTTCACGCTCATGCTGTCCACCGCCAACATGCCCGACCTGGACATCAACTTCTGGTTCAAGCTGGGCGACCAGCGGGTGTGGATGAGCCGCTGCCCGCACTGCGGCCAGTTGTCCGACCTGTCCGACCCCGTCAACTTCCCGGCCAGGTCGGTCGTGTACAACTGCGGCCAGTTGCCCGCCCTGCCCCTGCACGAGTACTACTGGGCGTGCCCGGCCTGCGGCGGCGTCATTGACGACCCGCAGATCGGTGAATGCGTGGTCACCAACCCGGCGGCGGGCGGCTCCAGTATCCAGTCCTTCCTGCTGCCGCGCACCATCAGCCCCCGGATGACGCCCAGGTCGATGGTCGAGGCTTGGGCACGCGCCAAGACCGGCAACCAGAAGAAGTCTTTCTACAACCGCACCCTGGCCCGGCCCTACATTGACGCCGACCAGCTCCCTGTCACGCTGGCGATCTGCGAGGAAGCCGCCCGCCTGGGCGTGGCCGCCGGCCTGGTCTGGGAAAAGTCCGGCGAAGGCTGCTTCATGGGCATCGACCAGATGGGCAGCTTCAACGCCGTCATCATCAAGCGCCGCATGGCCGATGGCCGCCAGGCCGTGGTTCACGTCGAGGCCGTGTTCGACCTCGACCCCTTCGCGCGCTGCTCCGAGTTGATGAGCCAGTTCGGCGTGGTGGTCTGCGTGGTGGAACAACTGCCCAACGTCAACGACGCCCGCAAGTTCGCCAACCGCCACAAGGGCAAGGTGTTCCTGGCCGGCTACGCCGACCTGCGCGACGACGCCATGCTGTGGGGCGACACCCTCTCGCGCTCCGACATCAAAACCTCGGAGGAAGACCGCACCCGCTACACCGTCAGCCTCAACCAGTACAAGTGCATGCAAACCAGCCTGTACCGGGTGCGCGACAAGATGTGCCTGTTCCCCGACCCCGACAAGCTGGAGCAGGACGTGGTCGATGCGGGCGTGCCCCGGCGCATCCCGCTGCTGCGCGACTGGGTGTTCGTCCACCTGACCAAGACCGCCCTGGTGGTCGACGACGACGAGCAGACGCGCAAGCCCCGTGGCCGCGTGCAAAAGATCGGCATCGACCCGCACTTCGCCTTCGCCAACATGCTGTGCGACGTCGCCTGGGCGCGCTCCTACGGCACGACCGTCTTTTACTTCCCGCAGGCTCCAAAGGAGGCGCCGGTGCAAGAAACCATCCGCGAAAGCCTGCCCGGCGTGCCGGCCAAGGTCATCCACCTGGTGCAAGACAAGCACCAGGGAGAAACCTGCGGTCTGTGCGAATCCTTCGACAGCCACGCCCGGATGTGCCGCGAGCGCGGTTTTCTGGTGCGCGCCGAAGACCCGGCCTGCGACGTTTTTTTACCGCTGGGCGATTCGTGACTCTCAAATAAGGGGCATGAGCCGCCAACCAGACACCGCCGATCGCGTCGCGTTCAACCCATCCGCCCCGCAAGCCGAGCGATCCGAGGCGCTCGCCGAGTTGCAAAAGTCCCACGCGCCCACCTCGCTGCGCGACATGCTGCTGCCCGCCGCCGAAATGCGCGAGGTGGTCGAGTACATCTCCGATCAGTGGCAAGACGCCCAAATGGCAAAGGCGATGAACAGCAACATCATCCCCTTCCCCTCCAAGTTCGCGCGCGAGAAGCGGCGCGGCATGCAGTCGGTCTACCTCGACAACCTGCAAATCACCGCGATGGGCGACTATTGGGAAAAGCCCACCACCTTCGGCTTCGATGCCATGCGCCAAATGGTGGCGCAAACCCCCGTCCTGAATGCCGTCATCCTCACCCGCGTGCGCCAGGTGCAGCGGTTTTGCCGGGTCAACGAGTCCGGCTACGGCCCCGGCTTCACCATTGCCCACATCGACAAGGGCCACGAGCTGACCGAAGAAGAACAGACCTCGGTACGCCTGCTGGGCCGCTTCATGATGAACTGCGGCTGGGAAAGCAACCCCCGCGCCCGCCGCCGGCAGCGTCGCGACTCATTCGGCCAGTTCGTTGCCAAGCTGGTGCGCGACTCCCTCACCCTGGATTCGGCGCCCACCGAGACCGAGTTGGCCCGCGACAAGGCATTCGGCATCGACGGCCTGTACGCCGTGGACGGTGCCACCATTCGCCTCTGCACGGAAGACGGCTACAAGGGCGACGACGAAATCTTCGCCCTGCAAGTCGTCCAGGGCCGCATTTCCTCGGCCTACACCTACGACGACCTGATCTACGAAGCGCGCAACCCGCAGTCCGACGTGCTGACGGCGGGCTACGGCTTCGCCGAGACCGAAATGATGATCCGGGTGGTCACGGGCTTTCTCAACGCCATGAGCCTGAACATCAAGGGCTTCGACTCCAACGCCATACCAAAGGGCGTGCTGCACCTGACCGGCAACTACGACGACCGCGACATCGCCGCCTTCAAGCGGTACTGGAACAGCATGGTCAGGGGCGTGCAAAACGCCTGGGCGCTGCCCGTCATGGTGTCCAAAGACCAGGAATCCAAAGCCTCCTTCGAGAAGTTCGGCATCGAGTTCAACGAGATGTACTTCTCCAAATGGATGACGTTCCTCACGTCCATCATCTGCGCCATCTACGGCATGAGTCCTGCCGAGATCAACTTCGACTCGTTTACCGCCGGCAACACCTCCGCCCTGTCCGGCTCCGACACCGACGAAAAAATCGCCGCCTCCAAGGACTCCGGTCTGTGGCCTCTCCTGTCGTACTTCGAGGGGCTGTTCTCCGACTACATCGTTGCCGACTTTTCCGACAAGTACGTGTTCCGCTGGACCGGCATCGACGAGGACGACGCCGACAAGCGCGAGGAGCGCGCCCGGCTGGTGATGACCGTCAACGAGATGCGCGCCCAGGAGCGTCTGCCGCCGCTCGATGGTGAGTTTGGCGACGCGCCCCTGAATCCGTCGCTGACCGGGATCTGGATGCAGCTCAAGCAAGCCGAGCAGCCGCAGGACTTTGGTCGGCCGCCTGGTGGCGGCCAAGAAGGCCAAGGTGGCGACGACCAGGATGGCGATGATGACCAGGCCGGCCAGGATCAGAGCGAGCAAGACGCTCAGGAAGGCCCGCAGGCTGCTCAGGAAGGCGCTCAGGGCGCTTTGCGCGGCGCCGGTGGGGCCAGGCCGCCGCCTCCTGGCGGCGGTGATCGCGGCGGAGGGCAGCAATTCGCAAAAGCCAATCCCAACCACGATGCCAAAGGCCGGTTTGCGCGTGGCCGCACCACCATCACGTCGTCCTCGCTTCCGGGTGGAGGTGGCGACGGCAGTAAATCCGTGGTGCGCAGTTTGTGGCGCCAACTACGCGACAAGGTGATAGCTCAGTTGCGCGACGTCTACAAGGAGCCAGCTACGGTGCCATCGGCTGATGGAGACATGATTATTGTGTCCTATGGCGGGCTGAGGCACGCCCTTAACAATGGCGTCCCGTCGCCAGAAGAAAGCACGCTAGCGTTGCACATCAAGGAGGCCATCGGTAGCGCCAAAGCCAAAGGTGAACCGATACCAGACAAGGGGAACCGTAAAGACCCGCACTCGGTCACGTACTACCACACTGAGGTGATGTTCGATGGTGTCCTGAACGACGTTGACATCGTTGTACGCAATCACTCGGATGGGCGCAGGTATTACGACCATGCGGTGATCCAAAAGGAAAGCCCCGCAGGGCTATCGGAGAGTGCAGCGGGTGGCATCCCATCCGTCGAACCTGCTCCGCCGTTTACGGGGCTTCAACTCAGTATAAAAGAAATCATGGGGGATTGCAACGAGGCGCCCATCACCAAAGCCATCGGCCTACCCCCCGTGCTCCGCATCGAACTCCCGGAGGTCGAATGAAACCCGCCAGCAAGCACCCCGCCGTCACTGGTGGTGGCAAGATCAGCGCCCGGCTGTCGCAATTGGGCGGCAACGCCGCCAGCAAAAAACCCAAGCCAACGCCCGCAATGGGCGGTCGCGGCGGCTACGACGTGGACGACGAGGTGTTCTTCACCCACGCCAGCGGCGGCCCGCGCTCCGGTCGCGTGGTGTCGCACGGCGCCCACGGCTGCACGGTCGACGAGCCTTGCGGCAAGCGCCACCAGGTCACCTGGGATCGCGTGCTCGGCCTCAAGGGCCGCAAAACCTGGCCCGCCCGCGTGGTCGAACGCGGCCTGTCCGGCTCCATTCTTGAGCGCGAGGACGGCACCCGCTTCTTTACCTCCGGCGACGTGCCCGTGGCCGAAGAACCGGACGCGCTCACCCTCGACGCTGGCGGCCAGGACGAGTTGCTCCAAAAGGCCGACGGCATCGCCCGCCTGGGCGAGCGCATCGACCTGCTGGCCATTGCCCCCGCCCCGGCGCTGCCCGCCGGCCTGTTGCCGCTGCTCTGGGTGCGCCATGTTCCTTGACCTTCTCGGCGTACCGGACGAAGGCGCAACGGATGCCCTGGAGTGCCTGTGCAAGGCCGTTGCCGAGGGCGACGACGCATCGGTCTGGGCGCCACACTACTCCCCCTTCCTGAGCACCCTGGTCGAGTCGTTTACTCACAACGGCCTGCAAGTGTCCGCCGAAATGGCCGCCGAAATTTCCTCCTGGCTGACCGGCAAAATGTACGCGCCCAAGTACGCCGGTTCGCCCGCGCCTGAACCATTCCCCTGGGCAGCCCGCGACCTGCCCGCCGTGTACGCCTACCTGGCCGGCAAACGCCCGGCTGAAATGAGCTTTGCCGACTGGTCAATGCTCGGCGACTACATCGTGTCCGTCCACGCCCCGCCGTCGTTCGTGCAATCGCACGCGGGCTGGCTGGCGGTACGCGCCTCGGTCATGGGCAAGCTGCAAGCGCAAAAGCCCGGCTTATCGGTCGCGCAGGCCGACAACGCGCTGGCCAGCCTGCCGTCCACAGTCGAGCACGCGCTGGCCGCGTACCGCTTCACCCCGGCCCAGGTTCAGTCCATGCAGTACATCGCCGCCCACTGCGCCGACACAATCGTGGCCGCATCCGACGCCTTGCGCTACGGCATCAAGGCGGCGCTGCTGCAAGAGATGGTGCAGCCCCACGTCCCCGGCGTGCCGAGCCAGTCCCTGCAAACCAAACTGTTCGACGCCTTCGGCAAATTCAACCGCGACTGGCGGCGAATAGCCCTCACCGAGGCCGGTGAAGCCGCAAACCAGGGCTTCATCGCGGCCCTGACGCCCGGCGCGCGCGTGCGGCGCTTCGAACAATACACGGGAGCCTGCGACTTCTGCAAGAAGTTGCACGGCAAGGAATTTGCCGTGGTGGCGCCCAACGCACGCGGCAAGAACGGCCAAACGCAGGTCTGGCCTGGCAAGTCGAACGTGGGGCGCTCGGCCTCACCGACAAAAATCGCCGATGGCGTGGCCGTCAAGCGTACTGCGGATGAACTGTGGTGGCCCGCCGCCGGCCTGCAGCATCCTCACTGCCGTGGCATGTGGCTGCTAGAAACCGTCACGGGCCTGGGCCAGGATCAAGCAACGGACGCCGAATGGAACAAGTGGCTCTTGGCCATCGGGCTGTCCTGACCGGCCAGCCTGAACTCGCCGCACCAGTCTGACTCCCCGGTAATCGGGAACACCCCCCGCTGCTCGCTCCGGTCGCCGCCACACATGGCTGGCGGAAAGCGCCGGCACTCCGATGCCACCTCGCCATTGATGTCTCCCTCAAGAGGGGCGGCGTAGAAATTGCAAGTTTTGCATGTTTTGTTGCTGTTCATGGTGTAAAAATTACCTGTAGTACAACACATTTTGCGCATTGCATTGCGCTTGATGGATGTTACAGGTTCATTTCCCGCGCGCAGCGCGCGCCAAGCTCGACCAGCTCGGCGGCGCGGCATGGGTGCGCCAGCAGATTGACGCCTCTACATCTTGTCCGCCAGGCTCGCAGCGGACGGGTTGACGTAGATGAGGGCATGCTTCGGATCGCGCCAGCCGAACGCCTTGCAGAACTCGGGAAACGTCAGCCTGCCCGGCTGGCCGACAGTGGCCCCTATGCGCGTCGCGGCGGTGTGCCGGGCATCGTGGAACGTGAACCCGCTCAGGCCGGCGCGGTCGCGGGCCATCCTGAAAAGCGCCTCCCGTGTTCCTGTTCCCAGCATGAACACGGTCACGTCGTTGATGCCGCGCATCCGCTCGAACAGCTTCACGGTTTTTCGTGACAGCGGCACGTCCCTGGCATCGCCGTTCTTTGTTTCGATCAGCGTGACCCATTTGGAGTGGACGCGATCCCACGTCAGATCCACGATCTCGCTCGCACGCATCCCGGTGCGCAGCGCGATCATGAATGCGTAGCCGACCTGCGCCGTGATCGTCATCGGCAGTTTCCCCGGGTGGTAGCCAAGCTGGCGCAACATGCCCTTAATTTCGTCGCGAGTGATGAGGCGCTCGCGGTGTTTGGGACTCGGCGGGCGGCGCACCTCGGTCATGGGGCTGCGCGTAATCCAGCGCCATTCACGCACGGCATAGCCCAAGACAGAGCCGAACAGGTTCATTTCCCGCAGCACGGCTCCAGGGCTGACCTCTTTCATCCGCGCATCGCGCCACTTGATGATGTGATCCGGCAGCACGCGCCCCAACGGCAACTGGGATGGCACGTCGGGACGGCGCAGCATCGCTTCGATGCGCATCGTTTCCCAGCGCCCGCCCTTGTGCGTCGGCGAGACTTCATCACGGAACTTGCGCAGCGCGTCGCCCAGCGTCTTGACCTCGCCCGCCCTGCCCTTGGCGATGGATTTCAACTCGGTCTTGCGGCGCGCCTGCCAATCCTCGGCTTCGCGCTTGGTGTCGAACGTGCCCGACTCACGCGCACCAAGGGCTTTGAACTGCACCCACCACTTCCCACTCTCGGTCTTGACAGGCTTTCCCATTTGGGCCTTTCGCTGGGCTTTTTCTGGGCCGTCGATTGCACAACGACGGTGAAAACGGACGAAAAAACACCGCCCGCAGGCGGCATCTTAGAGGGAAAGTGCACTGCCGTGCACTTGAGGAATGCAATCCTTGGTGCCACCTGTCGGATTCGAACTGACGACCTACCGCTTACAAGGCGGGTGCTCTACCAACTGAGCTAAGGTGGCTTGGGTCGCAGATTCTATAGCCTCTGCGACCGAGA